GTGCAACTACACGTGTCTCCTGTTGTGTGTCAGCAGGTAAACGTAGACGACACATGTCAGCAAAGGCGTCTAGGGAACCTGACCAGTACCACTCTGTCATGGTGGACTGTGGCAGTACCATACGGGCTTGCTCAGGTGCTACACCTTGCTGCAACATGTAGTTATAAACATCTAGAGATGCCTCGTTTAACTCTAGGTTATCGTCGTTAGGGTCAACCACAAAAGTCATTGGGTGCAAGTCTACTTCACCCTCTGACCCCTGCTTCTTGTCAGCACTACGGCCACGCCAAACGTCAGGCACATAGAACTCAGGCTCATCATCAACATAACGACGACTGATCTCATTCCAACGCAAGAACTTATGCTTCACTAGCTGTCGTGCTACAAAGATAGGGGCCTTGATATGGAAGGATGCGAAGGCATGACCAAAAGGGCTGATGTGTTTATGCTTGGCTAGGTACTTGATCAGCTTAGTATCACGCTTTGATAGTGTGTTCGCCACCCTATAGGATGTGATGTCCATTGAGTGTTCCCACGCACTCTTCTTACCAAAGCTCACCCGTGCTGCGTTAACAACTGACAGGTCACTACCCATGTGGTCGATGTATGTTGTCTCAATCATTTTATCTTGTCCCTTAATAGAAAGTAGGCGAGACCATTACAGCCCCGCCTTTGTAGATAGTTACCAACGATCTTCTGCTGATGCCATATCTTCGTAGGGTACATGCTCAATGATACCTAGCTTCTCTAGTCGTACCGAAGCTGTTGCTCCCTCACCGTAGATAGAGATCTTAACTTTAGCCTTGGTACCGTTACCTAGTGCACCGTCCTCAACGAAGTCCCACTGAGTATTGGTGGTACCTTTAGTCACAGCTGGAGCACCACCGAAGTCTTCGATACCTGATGGGTGGATGTTAGGGCGTTTAAGTTTCATACCCATGCGGTCATTAGCAGCTGGGATTGGCTTGATCATTTGGTTACCCATGGCTGTCTCAGGGAAACCCATAGCTACCATGCGGTTAACTTCTTCACTGTCTTTAGGTACAAACATAACGTTGTACTGACCTTGTGTACTCTCGTGGTATTCGGACTCATCCATGTTGTCCTTGAATACTCGTGCGTAATATAGTTCGCCTTCGAATACACCGTATTTAGATTTAGCCATGCTTAGTCTCCTTTGTTACATGTTAGATGGTTAGTAATAGCTACGATTGCTGCAAGTGTCAACACTAAAAGTACAGGTGACAGTGCGAAAATGTATGCAGATATTAGTGAGTGTCCTTCCAGTTGCGTCCGATGTCAGTCGAACCAGCTAATGGGCAGACCATATCGAACTTAATTCCTATGTCAACAAATGATTGACGTTGTATCTCACCTAATTTCTCAGCTGTTGCTAGGGTACCACATACCTCAGTCTGCCATTCATCGTGAGGCCATGTGACTAGCTTGAAGTCAATGCCCATCTGCTTAGCTTGACGTACCCACTGTAGTGCTGAGTGCTTCATGACAACTGACTCACCGTTCTGTAGCATACCAGCTAATGTCTTGTGCTCGGAGGGTACGATAACCTTACGTCCATCTAACCCTTTGAACCAACCACGTTTAGCTACGTGAGGTATGACCTTCTTCTTCAGGGTAGCTAAGCCCTCAATAGATTGTGTAAAGTTCTCAACAGCTTGACCTGCCTCACGTTGGTTGACACCTAGGATCTGTGCAATCTTAGCTGTACCTGCTCCTAGAAGGAAGGCATAGATGAATGTCTTTGCGTCATCACGTGTGACATGAGAGATACCTAATGCTTTCTTGTTGAGGTTATGGATGTCTGTCTCATCCTCTTTCTTACCTGACACGATAGCATGTACGTATTCCTCTGACTTCATCAGGTGTGCCAGTACACGTAGCTGGATACCTTCTGCGTCAGTACCTACTAGGTAGTTGCCTTCCTCTACCTTCCATAGCTCCCTGAACTGACCATCATACCGTGCCTTAACTTCTTCCACTGGAGTATGAGGTGTGCCATGGAAGGCTGATGGGATGTTAGCTTGGTTAGGTGCTGAGTGTGCCATACGTCCTGTCCATGCACCGATGTGACTGAACCTACCATGAATACGTTTGTCCTCACCACAGTGCCCTAGCCACTCAACCAGTGAGCTTCGGCGTCCCTCTAGTGTCAACCACTCAGCTAACCTCTTGCCGCCCTCAGGGGCTGTCACAGGGAGTGTGTTAAGGTTTACTTCAGACAGTGTCCATCCGTACCTTGCGAACTTAGCGCCACGATCTTTGTTGATGTTTTTGTTCACGGTCATATTGTATGTGTCCTTTTGTTTTCTCTACTGGTGTCCATCCTGCTTCCCATAGGCGTTCGATACGCATCTTAGGGGAGGATGGTTTAAACTCTATCCAATCGTAGCACACTAACTCAGGTGGATTGTATGACCAATCAACTCTGGTATGAGGGTACTTCTCTTGTGCCTTTGTTACGTTACTCATTAGCCCACCGTCTTTCTTACGACGATACTTGATACGGTTAACCTCTTGTAGTTGAGGTGGGAAGTCAACTTGGAAGCCATCCTCTAGCTCGAACATGCGTAGCTCTACCTCATCCAGTAGTGACTCAGCCTTAGCATCATCGAAGGAGAAGCCATGTGCTGTCATCTCTTCGCATAGGATCTGGATGTCATGCTCACAACGGATAGCATCTTGCCACTCAGGGTCAGCTATAACCTTCTTGAACTTCTTGTATAACTGTGCAGTTACTTCAACATCCTGATGACAGTAGTCGATCATCTCCTGTGTGAGTACCTCGAACTGATCGAAGCCAATCTTGAACTCACCTAGTCGTTGACCCCATGCCTTGAGGCTGTGACCCTTACCGTCTAGGGTGTAGTCAATAAGGCGACTGAGTATAAGAGTATCAAGAACCATAGAAGGTAATACGCATTCCTTTCTGACCAGCTTATTGATAACAGGGACATCGAACCCAATACCATTGTGGAAAACAAAAGTAGTAACTGTGCTACACCATCCAACGAAACGTTCCTCCTCTTCCTCTATGTGTGACACGTTAAGGAACTCGTACTTCTCCCCTGTGTCAACATCCTGTGCGCAGATGACATGGATACGTGTAGCATCTAGTGCATCTGTCTCTATGTCGATTGCTACTGTCTTCATCTCTCGTCATCCTCTTCATCATCGTAACCGAATAGTTCTTCTAGCATCATCATGATCACTGTCCATGGCCACACTAGGCTGTGCATGATGACACGCTTAGTGTTAACGTCATCCCTATCCATGAAGTGAAAGATCGTTAGCACGTGGACGTAGTGGAAGTAGATACCTAAGAAGTATATACCACCAGCTACGTATGCCATGTTAATATTGTCCATACTTTTCTTCCAATGTAAATGTGTTAGGGTTGAACTTGAGTTGACCTGCATACCCTGTAGGTCCAACGGGTCTGTTCTTTGTGACAAGCAACTGAGTTGTATTCCTTTCGTCTAAGTCTTCTGACATCTTGTCTCGTTGTAACTCAACGACAACTGATGCACGTTGTTCAATCATACGACAGTACTTGACAGCACCATCATCGTTTGTGTGTCCGATGGTAACGATCCCGATACCTAGCTCAGCTGCTAGCTTAGATAACCTGACAGATAGGTCAGCTAGGAATTGTTCCTTGCTCTCGTCACCACCCATGTTAGCAGCTATGTCTTGGATAGGTTCAAAGAATACGTACCGTACACCACAAGCCTGAGACAGGTAACGAATGTGACCTAGTATGTCAAGTGGATCGTCCTCATCGTTCAGGAAGAACTGATAGAACCGTTCGTTCTTTGTCAGGTTATGGATGGAATCCCTTACACCATCCTCGCACTGTTCCTCTTCGATCAAGTCCTTACGTGTCACGTTCTTCTTCATGTCGTATGACACCAAGCCTAGTAGTGTACGCAGTTTGGTTTCTTCCATGTGCCATGCAGCAATGCTGATGTCTGGGTGGTTCTTCAGGATGTTATACTCAAGGTAACGCATGAACTCTGTCTTGCCTATGCCTGTCTGTGCCTTGAACAGTGTGAAGTGTCCCTGCATGAGGCCCAGACATAGGTCGTCAAAGTCACTGATGCCTGTAGGTACATACACATGGTCATCAGCTGAGTTATACATCTTAAGGAATTGATCAGATGAATTGATGATGTTCTCAGGTGTATACTTCTTAGCATTGAACCATGCACTGAAGTAATCCTTAGCCTTACCTGCCATCAGGAACTCGTTAGCATCCTTGTACTTGTCATGTTGTACACGGTACACCTTGTTCGGGTATAGGTTAGCTATGCGTTGAGCTACAGCATTGCCTTGCTCGTCATGCTCAATGGACAGGATGATCTTATCGAAGGATGACAACCAGTCAGCTGCCTTGGTCCATAGCTTATTGTTAGGGGTGGCTGATGGCAGTGACACAAAGGCTGTGCTATACTTAGGGTTCATGCACATCTGGTAGGCTGACATTGCATCTAGCTCACCCTCACAGATGGTAACGATCTTACATGCACCAGCATTCCATAGGTTCTGACCGAACAACTCATCTGACTTGAGGTTGGTAGCTCTGAACTCCTTAGGGAAGAACCGTGTCTTGATACCACCTGATGGGTACGGGTACTCCTGTTTGATTTCCTTGCCTTGTGTATCAACAAATGTCTTGACACCGTAGAACTTGTGTGTCTGGTCACTGATGTCCCTGATGCTACGGTACACAGGTGTCAACATCTCGGTAGGTACTGGTTTGATGGTTGCTTGTGGCATATCCCACTCCTTTTGTTCACCCTCGGTAGGGTACTCATCCTTTGCCCAGTCGGTCAAGGTATCCTTAACCCTTGGGTACTTACGTTCGCAGCTGTGACACCTACCTGACTGGCT